AGAGTCTGTAACGTCCAATTCTAATACTTTTATCTCCTTGAATGCATCGTAGTTCAACTCTTGTACAGCTCTCTTTGCGTGGAATAGAATCTTAAACCTCTCCTCGTTATTCACTAGTGAGTGGTTCCCGCTATACATCAGCATAAAGTTATTGACTATATCATATAGACTGACATATTGATAAGAACCCCAATTCTCGTTTTCAGGGGCAGCCCCTCCATTCTCGTAATATTGGTATTGTGATATGTATGCCATTATTGTTTATTTTCTTTTTGTTCTACTAAATTAGCAAACTGAACTACGTCAGTCTCTCTTATCTGCATACCTGAATATTGCAGTATCTTAATAACAAGCATAATCTCATCATCAATAGGCAGCTCAAAGTCTTGATATCCAGCTTGAGATTGGTCAAATACAGGTTGACCACCCGTTAACGTATTGTACGTCCACTTAGGGTCTTTAGGGTATCTAGTGTATTGACTGAATACTTGCCCCTCATTATTTATTGTCTTAGGCAAAACCGTTACAGAATCGCTATTCAAAGAATAAGCAGGAAATGTTTTAGTCGGGGCTGTTAGAATAGAGTTAGCTAACATACTAATCTTACTATTTGTAACCTTCTCTACCTCATAGTTCTCAGGCTTAAATATAGAATATTTTACTCCTATTGCCGGATCGCTAAATAGATTTTCATCTAAGCCTAATACTGTATTGCTTTGTACGGTTAATACCTCTGCACTATCAAGAGATTCTATATTTACAACTATGTCGCCTATAGCAACAGAAGACGAAAACGTAGCTATATTATCAACCAATTGATTGTTTGATTGAGCTGTGTTAGCCCCGTTAGTTAAAAATGTGGTATATGACATTACTCTATTTAATAAGTAGTAGTCGTCTCCTGTAGTTGTTTGTGATGGGGTAAAGTATCTATTGTAATTTTTCTGGTCGAAGTTCTTTATTACTGAAAAGGTATCTATAGACTCTTCAATTCCCTTAGTCGCATTAGCATACTCTGTACCCGATACTCTAGCGTTCTCTTTATTTATCGATGTATTATAGTCCGTGAAATAATTCTCAAAGATTTCTAACTGTGCTTGCTTAGCAAACAGATTAAAATCCTGTGGAGATATATATCCGTAGTTGTTCTTATTAAGAACTGAAAATACTGTGTTTCTTACTGAGTTTATCATTGTAAACTTTTATACAAAGATAACAAAAAAAAAGAGTCCGATGGAAATCGGACTCTCTTGATATTTAGTAATATTGTACTAAACGTTAAGTATGCTTGTAACGGCTTTTGGAAGACTGACTTCGTAATAACTTTTGTGCCAAGATGTAGCCATAGCACTCTCAATAGAATTTAAAATTGATAGGTAAACATCTGCTCCTACTTGAGCCGCAGTCGTAACTGTAGTTGTAGTTGCGTCATTGTACTCAATAGTAACTGTAGTTGCAACACCTGAAATGTTAGTAGCTACAGCTTTAATCCCTTCTAGAGAAATAAGCTGACCCGTAATTGGGGCATTTGTAATTTTTAAAAATTTTTGCATAATAAATAATTTGTTAGTTAAAAACGCCATCTTCGTGATGGCGACTATGCTGCAAATATAATACAAAAAAAAACACCCATATTTTACAATATAGGTGCTTTGTGTTAATTCTATATAAGCTTCTCAAGCATTTTTAAGAATTCAATCCCCTCGTCACTCTGCAAGTATGATGAAGCTAGAATCAATGGATCTCCTTCATAAGGAACTGTAAGCATTCTTGTTTTATTCGATGGCGTATTAAACCATATTTCTGTTTGGTTTTTTCTAAAAGTCAATAATCCTTTATCGAAAAATAGTTGAGTTTGACCTTGCATTTTTAGCAGTGGGTCATTAATAGATTCTAAGAAATCTACTGGGTTTGTCTTAGCAAAAATCAATATATCTCTTTTTAATTCAGCAGTAGATACTTTTGATGTATCTCTACCAAATAATACACGAGATAATGTTTCAATTTGATCGATTGTCATTTTGCTTGCTTCGACAAGTGCTTCAACTTCTAAGTTAAGAATCTCCACCTCTTCGGCAGCGTCTTTAACTTTATCAACTTCTGTAAATCTCGCCCCGTTCATAGGATGATAATGTAAGAACTCTTGAAGTACAGGATTGGTTTTAGGAACGTGTAGAAACCCATCTTCAAAAACAATAGGCTCTAATATCGCACTCCCATCTTGTTCATCTTCAAATGGAGATTTTTGATTTTTTGCATATCGCAATGGTCGATTTGTGTTTGTTTCTTCATCGAAATAAAGCAAAGAATAACTTTTTGAACTTTTTGTCGGTATCATAAAAGATAACGGTGCTTTCTCTGATGTAAGTCTGTATGTCTTTGCTACAGGTATTTTTTTATTTTTCATTTGATTTAATTTTAAATTTTTTAAAAAAGGGGATGCTTTAACACATCCCCTGTATTATTAATCCTTCTTAGTCTTTAAACATAAAGAAGTTGTTTGCACCTAGAGTACATACAGCTCTCTCAGAAAGGAAGTGTACCTCCATTGCATCAAGATCACTGTTGTTTGAACCACCTGCAGAACCTGTAATCCACGTTTTGTAACGTCTATCTTCAGTTTCTGAAGCTCTGTAACGAACGTGTAGGAAAGGTCTCTTAGCGTTCTTACCAAGTACTTGATCATAAACAGTAGTAGATCCCGCAGGAACTAACAGTCCGTTTACTGCCCCAGTTCCAGTAAGACCACCTCTCATAGTGACATCGTTTAGGTATTTCCAATCAGTCTTGTAGAAGTCATAACCTCTACGGAAACCTGTAAATCCTAAGTTCAAAGCCATATCCTTATCATTGTCAAAAAGACCATAAGAAGTACCACCTGCACCATAAGAGTTCTGAGCTGCTAGCATATCATCGATATCAAAACCAAACTCTCTATTCAAGAATATAACATTCTCTTCTATAGAACCTTGCTTATCTAATCTACGTATGATGTTGTCAAAATCAGCTAATGTTGAAGGATTTCCACCTGCCCATACATTACCTCTTGACTCCACAACGTGGAATATACCTTCAGACCCCCCAAGAGACCCTGCTCCGGCTTGGTTTAATACACCTGCCGCACCTGAAGCTGCTTCTGCTGGAACTGCTTCAATCATTGCAGTCTCAAGATAATCGTCAAAACGTAATCTTGTTTCGTGCTCAGACTTAAGATACCATAAGTACCCATTTGCTCCGTTTTCAGTAGTAACTTCTACCCATCCGATTTGTGCCATATCAGAACCTGATACTGCGTACTTATCCTTAAGGATGATTGGTTTGTTCTCAAAGAACACATCTTCAGCTTCTAAAGAACCTTGCATTCCGTTACTTCCTTTTACAAATTCAGAACCGTAAACAAATACTTCGATAGCTCCTGCTGCTTGGAAACCTGCAGGCTGACCTGCTGCTTCATAGTAAGCTACAGTAATATTAAGACCAGTCGATACAGTAACGATTGCTTTTGCGGTAGTAGTACCATCGCTAAGCATAACTGTTTGACCTACTCTTATAGCTGCTGCAGTTACTCCTGCATCGCCAATAACAAATACAGATGTGTTAGAAGCATCCGCTGTTACTGTAGTTAATGCTACATACTTAGTGTGCAGTCTTCCTTGCTCAGCCCATTTGATAAGGTCAGAGTTAGAAGGCATCTCAGCACCTACCATCCTTAAGAATGAAGCTACTGTGCGATTACCATATCTTTCAAATTCCTTCTCATAAGTATCAGGTAGATACTGATTCAAGAAATCAAAATTGGTAATATAATTTGTTGAAAGGGCGACTTGCTCAGCACTTGGCTGCAAATCAAAACCCGGGGTTGCGAGAACGCTTCCTGCCATAATTTTTAATTTTTAAATTTTTTAAGTTATTTTTTACTTCTAATTCTTAAACCCCTTCCAGAATCTTTATCAAGAGATTTAATTTGCATCCCTCCTTTGGAAGTTATTTCAGGTGTTTTGCGTTCAGACATATTAATGTTTTTCGTCTTACGCATTACATCGTCAGTTGCTTCCGCTTTGCCTTGACTATAAAAGTATTGGGCAAATTTTTCGGGATTCATTGCGATAGACAAAGCCTTATGGTATCCAACTGCATCTTCGATTAGACCATCGTCATTCAAGAACTTAGATATAAAGCTCTGGGGGTCTGATTGGACTTTCTTTAATTCAGTTGCATCGCCCGGAGAAAAAGTAACTTTTTTATCGTCAAGCGTGAACTCAAAACCTTTGAACTCACTTCCGAATACATCATTAGTTTTTTTATTAAACCAATCACGCTTTCTGCTTATCTCTTCTTCGTAAGTCTTTGATGACTCTATATATTGTTTATACGCTTCAAGTTCTTCCGAATCACTTTCAGAAATAGAACTCCCACTTGACTCAAGGGGAATTTTGTATTTTTCCTTCTGATCATTGAAATAGCTTTTAGCTTTAGCAATAGTCTTTTTTCGTGCTATTTTGATTTTCTTGATGTCTGAGTCTTCATCTAAATCCTCATCGAAGGAATAATCCTCCATAAGCATTTCAATGTCTTCGGAATCTAATCCTTCTTCAGTTGCAGCAAGATATTCTCTTAGCAATTTATCAGAATCCATTTCATCGTGATTAACTTGCAGTTTTGCAAAATCATCAAATCCACGCCCTGTATCTTTTTTATACTTATAATAAGCTGCGACATCTTCAGGCATCTCTTGAGATTCCTTCACTGCTGTCAACTCATCAAGAGAACTCACTTCCCTTCCGTATTTATTCTTAATGAACGATAGAATACTTTCCTCGGTCATTTCTAAAGGTTTAACCGTATCCTCTGCTGCTTTTATCTCAGGCTCTGCAATTACTTCAGGCTTGACAACATTACTTTCAGGCTCATCGCTAAACTTTTCTTCGTGCTTTTTTAGTAGTTCCGTTTCAACTTCTTGAATAGACTTGTCTTCAACAACTCCTACTTCTTTTACTTTAAATTCCATTTGATTATATTTTATGCAAAATTAAACAAAAAATAATTGTACTTTACCTAGGATTAAATTCAGCCAAGTCAAACCCATCTAAGCTATCCTCGTTAGATTCAAAATTCATAGGTGGCAAATTATTCTTTCTTTGGTTTATTAGTTTAGATTGCTCAGAGTTCTGCTGACTAATTCTACTAGACTTAGCCCCTTCTCTTTGGTCCTCTCTGCTCTGAAGCTGTTGTGCTTCCATACCACGTAACTGCATATTTATTTGGAATTCTTTATCCATAAGCTGCTCCTTGAAGAACACCTCACTTTTCATCTTCTCTATATCGAATGCAGTTTCAGCTTGCTTAAGCTGCATCTTAGCCTGAGACTCTAGCTGAATTTTAGCCATTGCAGTATCAGATGCCATCTTTTGAGATTGAAGTTGCTGCTGTGCCTGTATGGCTTGATTAGTAGCAGCCATCTTCTCTTCTCTTTCTTGCTTAGCTTTACGCTTTACTTTTAATAACTGATTGGCTAGCTTAAGATTCCTAATCTCTCTTATATCAATAGCATCTTCAAGATCTATCCCGCCTTTAGATAAGGAGATTTGAATATTCTGCTCAAGTTGAGCTTTCTGCTCTTCGTCAGGAGAAATATCAATAAATATACCAAAGTCATATATGTATAAATCATTTATGTCGTTCAATATACTTACATTGTACTTGCCAATCTTATTTATAAACTCATCCTTAAAGTCCGAATACTGCAGTACGTCTGCAACTCTATAAGATAACCCTTCAGCAATAGTTTTGTACATATATAGACTCGCATCCAATATGTGCCTAGTGGCTGTATTTGAATTGGCTGCTGCTAATTTCTGCAATCCTACTAACGAATCTGGATCAGGAGAACTCCCATCTCTAGCTTCGTTTAGTCCTGTTACATTTCTTATTTGGTTTAAGTAATGATTGTAATTACTTATAAGCATTTGTGCCTTAGAAGAACCTGAGTTAGATGTTAACTGCTGTATAGGTACTCTAGCGTTATTAAACTCGCCATCTCCTGTATAGCTTCTGCCAATCACACTACCCGTTTGAAAGTATAATCTTAGTGCATCTTCAGGATTATATGCAGCACCATTACCTAAGTCAACTTCACTTAACCCATCAGCATCTATAAAGACACCATCAGGTACAACCTTAGCTATAACCTGCTGTAACTTAAGGTGAGTTATCTGTAGCAAATCAGCGAATGGAATCATTCTTCTAACCAATGACTCTATAGACCCCTTGTACATTCTTGGAGCTGCTGCCACGTAGTTAGGAAGTGCGTGCTGACTAGCTGACTTCGGTCTAACCATATTCTCAGCCATCTCCCATTTAAGCATTATGTTAGTACCCATAACCATTACGCCATTATACCAAACATCAATAGTCTTCTCTACTTTCTCAAACGACCCCTCTTCCATCATCTCTTCAGGTGGGTTGAAGTTGTCGTCTTTTTCTACCATAGAGATAGAACCGTTTTCTTTAACTTTCTTCTTATAGACAATCTTCTTAGTCGTCTTATAATTAAAATACATTAAAGTAGCAGTGTCTTTGTAAAATATATCGTTGTCGTAATACTGAGCTACATTGTAGTAGTCATACCAAGACTGCCCGCTTTTAGATATCTCTTCTAAATCTACATTAGTTAGAGTGGTGTCAATCTTGTTAAGTTCTATTATTGGGACTGTTTTAATCTCACCCCAGTAGAAACAATCTCTAAAATTAGGATCTTCTGTGTAGCTATATACTATATTGGCGGGGTCTACGTAATCTATTTTAATTCCTGAACCGGGTAAAAATTCGTGCTTAGCAACACCGATTCCCAATACGGTTAAATCATAGTCAACTCTTTTCCTGATGTCATCATATCTGTTCTCATCAAACATTGTATTGATAGCCGTCTCTTCAGCTATCTCAATCGCAGGCTTGAAATTAAGCTGCATATATAATGCTAACTCTTCGTCTGTCTGAGGTAAAGTGTCAGGGTCTACCGTGAAAGCATTTACCCCTGTGTTCTGCTCTATCTTCTGCAGCAATGGCTTATTGAGCATCTGCCCTTCAATCATTTCTTGGAACTTGCTTCTCTTTGATTGAGACATAGCATCCTGAGAATAAGCTTTTACTTTAAATAACCTATCAGACATCCCATTAACTACGATGTCTACAAATTTAGGTAACATTGGAATAGGAGTCCAATCTAGATTAAGATAACTTAGGTCTCCGTCAACTGATAATTCATTTTTATATTTTGCAACAGATTGTTCTCCCCTAGCATATAGTCTAAGCCTGTGGAACTCGCCCCATTGGCTATAAAATCTGCATTGCGAGGAGTCTTTCTTAAACCATTCGTACTGGATAGCTTGCCCAATTTGAAGCCCAAAAGAGTCCGTTGCTTTTTCTGTATCAGATACAAATTGGCTAGGAAAACCCGCAGCGGATATATCTATTTTAACATCGTTCATCTAATAATTTCGCTAATATTTCCTTTATTATTGTATCTTGCAAAGTTAATCTTTATTTTTGTTTGCTTTTTCTCTACCGTGTATAGATGCTTTTGAGTAGCCATAATAGCCAACCCCGAACTTATAGAAGCATCAAATTTAGTTCTATTGTTAATGTCAAACTTTGCCCAATCCTCAAGAGTCCTATTGAATGGCATAGTCCCTATCTCATCCGGGTCTCTATACGTCCCTAGTAGGTCAAACCCTATATTCTTCTCTATGTGAGACTCAATTGCGGCTGCGTGAGCCTGCTTAACGTCTTCGCTACTATTAGGTATTCCACCTAGCTCTTTTTCTGTCTTAGATAGCTTGTTATAGGTTTTGTCAGGTCTATTCATAGAGAACCCCCTATACCCCCTATTCTTAAAGTGATACAGAAGTCTAGGCTTATTGTTTTCGCAAAGCAAAGGCATACCATAGAACACACAAGCCATCAGCACGTCCTCAAAAAATATCTCTGCTGTTTGAGGTCTTGCTACGTACTCTAGGAAGAACTCATTGCTAGGAGCTTCGTCCATATTGAACATAGTCACTCCGTGTAACGCTCCATTAGAGCCGCCACCACCAACAGTCCCTGAGATGTCATAAGAGTCACACCCAAATGCACCGATATGATCATTGCCCGGATACTTAATGCCGTTCCTTGTGATTACTCTGTTTTGTAGGTTTTTGTTTGGAGTCCAGCTCACATTGAACCTTCCTCTTTTGTCAGGGGTGAATACTACCTCGCTATCCTTTACTCCATCCTTCCAATGGAAACCACCTGCCGTAACGTGATGCTCTTTAATTAACGCATCGTTGTAATCGATCTGCTGATATATTTTAGTTAGATTGAATATAGACTGCTTACTCTCATCTCTGAATGCGTGCGATTCTGTTCTTGGGAATTGTCGATAGAATTCATTCAATGCGTCAGGGTCACTCTTTAGCGAGTCAACTTCATTCTCCCAATAACAAATAGCCCCCTGTTCAATCATTCGACCATCTATGCCCATAACAGGCTCATTAGGAGTATCTATTACTGGGTTACCATATCTATCAATAAACCCTTCCATATTCCATTCCATAGGAATAAATAAGCTGTATAGCCCACTCTTAGTTTGACCGTTGGCGTTTCTTTTATTTACGTCAGAATCGTAGTAAAGCTTTTTAAAATTACCCCCACCCTTCTCAAGAGCATTCGAGGTAGAACCCATCATACACTTGCCTATAATCTTACTACCTAGACGAAGACAAGTTTTTGTAACTCGCCAATTGTTAAGTATATTATTTGGCTTGAGCCATTTTCCAGATTCATCATGAACTAACAATAATAGCTTTTCACCATCATATGAGTTATCATCCGTATTCCTCCAATCTATAGATGTGTCAAGACCATATATCTCATCAGATACAGTCTCGTACATATTCTTTTTAGTAATCTTTGCTGCAGGGATTCTAAAGGCTAGCTCAGTCTTTGGCTTATCCATACCATCCATAATAGGTTTAAAGAAAAATGGCAACCTGCTGTTTATTGGCACTACCTTATCGGTAAACATCTTCTTAGCATCAGTACCTGACTTGGACAATATCCCAACCCTAGCATCCTTTGCAAGTGTGCCTGTATTGATACATTCAGAAGAACTCATAAAAGAGAATCCGGAACGTCTTATCTTTAAATAGTCTTGACCAAAGCTTCTATTATCCGCCTTGCAAGCCTCCCAATGTAAATATAATATTCTGTTAGCCTCCCGGAAGTCAGGGTATCCGATATCAATTGATGCCCATTGGAGATACATATAGTGAGACCCTGTTATGTACGTAGGCACACCGTTAGACATAAACCAAAAGCCATCTTCACGTCTGTCAAATTCGTATTCAATATAATCAACCCACCTGTCTTTAAATTCAGACGGCTTGTCATTCCATTGGAATATAGAGTTAATCTTACTTAACTCTTTAGGTAAATCTCCTCTTTCCCAATACTGTTCCTGCTCTTTCTTGCTTCTCTGATAAATTTTACTTGGGGCAAGCGGCAATGCTATTACTAAGCCATTAATCGATATTATATCACCGACCTCGCCTGTTTTAGATATGACAATTACGTCGTATTTTTTATCATATCCGTATTCCCAAGTCTTGCCCTTGTTCTTGTTTCTTAGGACATTATTAGGTAAAAAGTCCTTAAGTACCGTTAATAAATTATTTTGATCTTCTCTCTGCAAATCCTTGCTTTGTACTTGTCTTACTTTCCCCTTTTTCAGAAGCATCTATAGCTTCACGTTCCAACTCTATCCTATTTAATATTTCAAAGGCATCAAATATAGCTAGCTTCTTAGTCGCTGCTGCATTCTTTAGCTTATCAGCAGATAAGTCATCTTCAGGGTCGTGCTTTATAATGTCTTCTTTAGCCACCTTTATAAGTTGCTCAACAGCTCTGTGCCCAGCCTCTATTATCTTTAGTTTAGTTTCTTTTACATTCATAAAATCATAGTTAACTGATGGTCATATATCCTATAAAGTTTCTCATCGTCTACCGTAAACTCATACTCGCTATCCGGAGTAAATACTACTCTGTCCCCAACATTAACCCCCTTAGATATTAAGTACTCATTTGGGTACTTCATTGTGCCGATAAGAGGCTCTTCTATTGTGTTTTTAAATATAATAGAATCCTCTCTTTTTATTGGCTTTATAAAACAATATCTATCGTGTGCATTCCAACCGTCTTCATTCTTATATAAGAAGAACTGGTCTAAGTCTACAAAAAAAAGATCGTCCTTAAAAAAGCTTCTGCCACTTCTTTGCCGACCCTTCATATCATTATAATACTTAAACACGTTATGATGCACAAGCAAGGTGTCTCCAATCTTAATCTTGCCATCATATCCAATAGGAGTCTCTACAACCTCAGCATATCTATTAGAAAACTTATGATCTTCTTCTGATGTACTAACAATGAGTTCTAGCCCTGCTATCTCTTTTGTGTTATCGTATCTTTTCCCATTTAGCGGTTTTACTATAAAGTTGGATGGTGATTTCATTAAAAGTTTATATTGTACTCAATAGAGATAGGTATAGTGTCTGTGAATTCCTTCCAAAGAATTATTTCGCTTACATTAGATTCTATCCAAATCTCTATCGAATTGTTTTTACTAAATTTTATTAAATGTATTATATGAGAATCCCCAAGAATAGATTGCCCTACAATATAATGCATAGCCCCGGATTTATAGTCAGGACCAATAGATATCTTTCTTATGATCCCCACTGTTGTTCCTAATTAATATACAATGCAGATAACGCTAGAGCTTCCTGCCACTCCTGCATTTCTATAGAGCTTGCCTACCGGAAGGGCAGCAGCTGCAGTAGTATTGTCCGCATATATAGGAAGTGTAAATTGAGCTAATGAAATAAGTTGGAGTATCGAATCAATTGTATAATTCTTAGTCTTGCTTAAATCTTCTACATCAGTTCCTATTAACTTATCTGTTAAGTTAACCTGTGCGTCTATCGGGTATGTGCTAATTATTGCCATTTTTTATTTCTCCTGTTTGTACGTTAATAACGGTGTCATCGCCATATTTTTCTAATAATTTTTTCTCTTCGAGAATATACAAAGACTTCATTGTGTCTATTTCTTTTAATAAAATATCCTGAGATATGAATGTATCTGCTATTCTGATTTTTACATTATTATAGTCTGTAACTATAGTTTGTAAGGTGGTTAGTTCTTCCTCTGTTAATTTTGTCATTAGATTTAATTTGCTACAAATATAAAACTTTTATATTTATATTTGCATAATGAAGCCATATGTAATAACCTTATTCATTTTAATCTGTTTTTCGTTTGTTCAAGTATGGGTTATTTATAATCTAATCGACATACCTGTTCCTAATGAAGTTACATTACCTGAAGTGATATCGACAGATTCTATTTATAAAGATATAGATAGCCTAAATTACGAAAGAGATACATTGAAAATATATTATGAAACAAAAACTTATAATTACAATACTCTTCCTTCTAACGATAGAGTTGTCCTATTCGCAAAACGTATTAATAGATAAACAAAGCGGAGACACACTTATAACCATCAGCATTCAGCAGATGGATAAGATATACATAGAATTGATTCAGAAAGACAGCTTAGTAGATCAAGCTAAAATAAGCCGTTCTAAGGAAGTTAAATTGTATGAGGCGATAGAGATTACCGAAATTAACCTAAAGTCCTCTCAGGATGCTTTAAAAGCGTCTATAAGCAACAATGCGTCCCTGTCTTTGGAAAGCGAAAAGAATAAGAAGAAGATTAAAAGGAATAGGAATATCGCAATTACGGCTATCTTGTTTGCAATACTAGAAGCTTTAATAATTACCACCTAGCTTTATTGCCTCTGATATCGTAATGAGTGAAAGTATTGTATTTACCTAGTCCGCCCTCTGCCATTACATCGTTTGAAATTAAATCTTCTATTAATGAATATGTTTCACTTGGCTTATGTCCTTGTATCACTATATCAGATGCGTTACCCAGTAGATGCTGTGAGCTTTTAGCCCCTCCTACACTCTTATTATGACTTGGGCATCTATATGCACTGTTTATAGTAATAGAGCTATCTACTACCTCCCTAAGCACTTGCAATTCTTCTGCTAACTTTTCAATGTTAGCTTTTACGTTTGCAGGCATTTCGCACCCACACTTACATTGGAACTCGTTTATGCTAAAGTTTGCTGTCATAGCTATAATCTATATTAATAGTAGCGATAAGGAGATATAAGGTAATAGTACTATAAGGGTTTTTTTCTTCAGATGCAATATACTGCCAGCCTAAAGCAAATCTATGGTGTGGAAAATGGAATGCTATTTCGATGTTGTATCTCAAAATTGTTTCTTTAAGTCCTTGATCTTATTTATTATAACCTTTGTTTTATCTATAAAAGAATAGCCTTTTACTTTGACAAATGACTCATCCATAGATTTAACCTCAATAGATAGCAACACTATGGCGATTAATTTTGTAGATATAAACTCCACGCTAATCACGCTCATAGTTAAAGCGTTTATGATAAACACATCAGAAGCATATATCAGCATCACCGCAGCCACATAGCTAACCAACTTTGGTACTAATCCATTTCTAAAAAGTTTGCTTGTTATCTCTTCCTCTAATTTCTTAGCCTTCCAAAGTCCAAAGCAAGTGTCTATGATTGTAGCCAAAGCCACCATTAAGATTATGCCCTTTATCGGAGCGAAGAATAATACCAATGCGGTTGTTATACTACTCAGATATATCTTCATCAGGCACTACGCAATAAGGGCTATCAGGGTTTGCAACGCAGTACCCCTTTAAATAAAGCGAATCATCACCAGCAAAGGTATGAACTCCTACTGGGTCAGGCCATACAATATAATCGTCTAAGCTATCTACGGCCTCGTTTAAAAGCATATCCACGCTGTACATAGTACTTAGGTCTATACACTCGCCTTCTTCGTTAGTAGCAAGGCAAATGTGCCCTATCTCTACAACTGCGTTTATCTCAGGGATTAAAACTTCTCCATCTTCTGTCGGAGTATAAAGAGTTGGTCTAATGGTTGCCCATTGCTCATCTGTAAATTCGTATTTATTAAATATCATATTGTTGTTAATGTTGCTAGTTCTGTGTTGGTTAATCTTGTTTTGTAGAGTTGTGCTTGATTAATTATCATTTCTGCCCCAAATGTCCCAGATAATTGTTGTAAATTAAAAGTAAATTGACTTAAAGATGAAGGCATATTTACACTAGCGTCTGCCATAACTTCTATCCCATTAACAAAAATTGAAACATCGTTTACCTTGTATGCGAAAGCTACTTTATAGACAGAGCCTACTGAAACCGTAGTTCCCGTACTCATATCGAACTGAGAAACCCCACTACTATTCATAAAAGCCCAAAGCTGATTATTGTTTCTCGTATAGAATCCTAATCTATTGCTGCTATCTTCATAAAGTGTAAAAAAGTTTTTAATATTTACCAAACCTAAAGGCGAAAATTCCGCATATAAAACCCCCTCCGTTTGCCCTATCACATCACTCAATCCAGTAGTACTACTCGTATCCGCCACCCTTGTTACCGTAGTGCCTGAGGTGTTGATTAGTGAAGTTTCATAAGAGCCTTCCTCTATCATTGCACCATACACATAAAAACCGCTAACTCCGTCTCCTTGCGTGTTGCCTACTCGAGTATAAATGTAAGGATATAAGTATTGGCTTGTTGGAGATGGATGATAAGTAATGCACCTATACCAACCGTTCCCAAAGTCTATCATCTTACCGTTTGCACCTCCATCGTGAGTACCGTTTGTAAGGTCAAAATTTACATTTGGGCCGCCTCCGTTGAATAGTCTAAGTGTTAAAATATCCAATTCACCCGCTTTTGCAAAGCAACTAAAAACGTGCGGAGCACCTACCGTATGACCTCCTATTATTTGTCTAATATAGTGCTGACCGAAAGTGTTTGCACTCGTTAATTTTTGAGCGTCATTATTGCCATTCGGTGAGGTTGTAGCATTTGCCGTAGGTATTACGTTTGTGAACGTCCAAGAAGCGGTATAGTCAGAATTTGACAAAACGGTATTAGTCCTCTGCGGCTCTAAGAGCAAAGAGCCACATCCGTTAGTGTAGTCTATGCGTGGGATGTTTGTAGCTACTGACTCTATTAGTCCGCTTTCGTTTACCCTTGTTGCCGTGCTTGCTCTTGTAAAGGTTAGGTCGCCCGTTCCATCCGTTGGCTTCTGAGCATATATCTCGCTCTCTTTGTACCCACTTGGATACATTATTAGGCTTGCGTCGTCGTATAAACTCATTGTAAATTATTTAAAAATGTTATGGTACAAGTGTCATTTTCTACCGTGCCGCTATCTGCAAGCACTCGTAGCTTGTACGCATCAAATAATATTTGCCCTAAGTTTATACCGCTTATCTGACCTGTTATGGCATTCGATATGCTTATTGAGAGCCCTAGCATCTACCAAAGAGCGATCACCTCACTAGCAACTGTGCCTGTAGCCCAAACCTTTAAGACATTCACCGGGAAGAATCCCACAGGTACATTTTTAAATGTTATGTCATCATTGCCTACTGTAGTAACCTTAAGGTCGCCTGAAACTCCAATGTATAACACACACCCATTGTTTACTCCATCACCTCCTCCCGGAGATGGTATCGCAATCGTATCGGAAGGGGTTACTGCTTCTGCTCTTCCTGCTTGTAGTTTTTGATATGCCATATTATTCTTCTATTTTTTTTAATGTAACTTTTAACGCCTCTATTATTTGCATCGTTGCATCTAAATTAAAAAGACCTTTGCTTACCGCAATATCAAGAGCATTATAAATGATTTCGTTTGCCTCTTTTGTTTCCATAATATTATTCAAAATTAGGTGGCAAAGGTGTATCTTGAGGACTTACAGGTGGTGTAATTTCACTATCTATCGCACCGCCAATAGCCGCTTCATAGCTTTCTACTCCATTTTCTCCTAACTCATCCTTTATCCATTTTACTACTAAATCGTTTGTAAGATCTGAATAAGGTACAAATGTAGAACCTTCTTTTATATTGAAAGATGCCGTAAGACTTAATGATGCTGTATATTCTACACCCTCAAAAGTTTCCGTACCTACTACATCGTATGCTGCATCTACTACGTACTCTGTTTCTGTCGTTGTATCTAATGTATAAAGATTAGTTACTGTCCAATTATAATTTTTCATTTTTATTTTATGCTAAAAGTATTTGTTGTGCTACTCCATTAATTACTACGTTCCAAACTTTTGTTTGAGCCGGAGTTGCTGCTGCTACTACTCCTGCTACTGTACCTACAGAACCTACTACAAATTGGTTAGATGCTGTTGCTGTTGCTAATGCTCCTAAAATAACAGAATTGCTAAAATTGCCACTATTTGTACGTATGCCTATGGCTGTATTATTATAACCTGTGGTATTTGTATTTAAAGATTCAAAACCTATAGATGTATTATTAGAACCCAAATTAGAAGACAAAGAGCCACTTCCTATAGATGTATTTCTAATACCTGCAGTGTTACTGTAAAGGGATTGATACCCATTTGCTGTATTGTCGCTGCCTGTAATGTTAGCATCAAGAGAACGATATCCATTGGCTGTATTATTAGAACCTGTAGTATTGAATCTTAACGCTCTATTTCCTGTGCCTGTATTGTTAGTCCCTACAGTATTTGCATATAAGCTATTAAGCCCTATTGCAGTATTATTGTTGCCTGTAAGGTTAGAGTAAAGAGCACCTGAGCCTACTGCTGTCAAGCCTACCGCTGTGGTGTTGGTACGAAGGGAATTACGTCCTATTGCTGTATTATCACTAGCTGTAGTATTAGAATAAAGAGCATCAACTCCTATTGCTACATTATTAGCTGCATTAGCATTTAAAAGAGACCTTGCCCCTACTGCAACATTTTCATTACCGGAAATATTGTTCTTTAATGATTCAATACCTATAGAAGTATTTCTTATAGAACTTATAGTATTTTCACTAGAACCCCAACCTACCGCAGTATTAGATAGTCCTGTAGTACACGATGCCAAAGCTCTTGTTCCAATAGCTACGCAATATCCATAACCATCAACCCAATTCAAATACGCTTGATAACCGAAAGCAGTATTGCCACTAAATCCTCCACCCCCATCAAACCATACACCGTCACTAACACTATCGTTTAGTTGACCATCACCAATACTATTAGCACCTGTAAATTTTGCTACTTTGTTTGCAGTGCCTGAACCCGACACGCCACCTACTGACTCAGCTATATCAGCCATTGTGAAAATGCCTGCTCTGTTATTTGTTTGAGCTGAGCCTTTCTCAACTATAGGATCACCTGTCGTGTCCCCTCTAAATTGTGTATTACTTGGTATGATTGACATATTATCTTACTTTATATTTTTTTGATGCTTTATTTTTCATAGGCTTCCTCATTCCCGTTCCAACACCAGTAAAAGCTCTTTTAATTTGAGCCCCTACTCCCGAAGGACTACCACACCTACTATTAAGACCGCAACTTTTAAGAGTATTTCTTATAGCTCTTCTTGCTCTTCTTATCCCATTTCCCGGTCCTGAAGACTCGGAAGGAGATTCCGCTAATGGTATTGATTCTCTATACATATTATTTATAAGGTACAGCCTTGTTTAGTTTTTCTCTTCTTGCAGCACAACCACAGTCTTTACCCGCAGCCTTTGAAACAGCCTTAACAACCTTCTTAATCCCGGTTGCAGTTGTTATCTTATCAATCGTATCGCCTAAGCCTTTTGATTTCATTCTACAAAGATAATTATTTTTTTTTATCTCATATGACGTTTTCTAACAGGTGGCTCGT